CTTCTCTTCAAATCTATCCAATCTATCTGATTGATTCATATGATCTCTCTTTACTTGAGCAATATCGTCCTGTGACATTCCTCGGGTTTTATTAGTAACCATTAGTTTTCCACCGCAGCGCCAGCGCGCCATTGATAGCATGACCAATATCGTGCTTTATATTTGGGACCTGGACTATCACAATTAAACCTCGCTCTAAAAGATTTTCTTCTAGCTGGATCATCTCTTTTGATTTCCATATTTGGATCTCCAAATCTTAATTTTATTACATTCCCTTTTTCGTTTTTAACATATACATGAAATTTAGCTTTACCATCATCTGATCTTATAGGATCATTTAATTTAACCTCTCTTCCCTGATACTCTGAAGCTTCAGTTACCGGTTGAGGACAGTTACAAAAATCTTCGAATGTCTTCATTTGCCGAGCACGAAATTAATTTGTTTAACTTTCAATTGTAAATCTACAACTTCAGGATGCTTGGATGTTAATTTCTTAGATTTAATAAGATCATCAATTTGTTTCAAAAAAGCTTGTTTCTTTCTTTTAAGATCACTAGGCTTAGATTTAAGATATGGATTCTTATAAGATAAAGATAATGCTTCTCCAATGAATTCGTTAAATGTCTTCATTTTTTTAAATCATATCTAAAGGTTTTGCCTTTAGTTTGGTTTGATTTAGTTATTCCGTATCCAGCCATTTTAGCTAATGCTTGTACTTTTGGCCATGATTTTTCAAATCTTTTCTTTGCTCTATCTGAAAATATATCGTCTTTAATTTTTTTTAGTATGGTATCTACAATATCCATATCAGCCATTACCAATGCGGATTCTTCTACTTTTGATTCTTTAATTGGTACACAGTTAGGAACTTCTTTACCATTTTTCATTTTAGTTCCAACTTGCTTATATCCGTCCCAGCAAGGTCCGTCTTCATTGACATCTTCGTCAAACATACCAGAATCTTTCATCATTCTCAAAGCATCTTTCTTTGCTTTATCAGCATTTGATTTTGAAATCTTTTCAACTGCTTTCTTAATCATAGCTAAACGTTTCTTTTTATCTGCATCTGATAACGCTTCTGTTTTAAAATCTTCATTAGCTTTTGCTAACATATCTGCAATCTTAGAAAGTGTTTCTTTATCTTTCTTAGATATAGATTTAAGTTTATTATCGTTAGCAATCTTTCTTAAAGATTTGCCATACTCTGACGTTGATTCTCTTACTTGACTAAAGCTTTTCATTTTACCACTCTTTGTGCTTCTTTTTTATCCAAACCATACACATCTACTAGCCATTGAATTAGTCCTCTTTTATCTTTGCTCATTACTACTAATTCCATTTCTCTTTTATCCCAAGTATCAATAAAGACTCCATCGTCTTCCCACTCATCTGAATATTCTCTTGGATCTCCCATATCAAAATCTAATGTAGCTTTGAATATTCTTTCAGCTAAGAAAGTAGTTTCTCTTAATTCGTTAAATGTTTTCATTTTTTTATTGTCCTAATAATTTTACTTATAATCATCTTAAGCGCACATTGATATGCTAATCCATATCCAAAGATAATATGAAAAGTATGATTCTTTTCTATTTTATCTTTACTACCAAACTTCTTGGTCCAATTGTCGACGTATTCGCCTTTATATCGTAATACTGCATGTGATGATTTCCATTTAGATGGACCAACACAACAAATACCAGCTTGATGAGTGATTAACATCCACCACATTTTTAAATGGCTTTCTTCACATAGTCTAAATAAAATTGATAATGCATAATCTTCGCAATCACCAACATAATGGCCTTCTAAATTAGGTGAGTATATAATTTTCCATGCGTCGGCCATACCATATTGCTCTTTATCTGAACGATATTTCCATTTGGAGTTGAACCTTTGTACGATTTTGTTTCTTTCTTTAGGTGTCATCGTTCGAGTGGTCCATCTAGCTCACCATTTTCAATAGCTGCTTTATATTTTGATAAGCCTCTTCTTGCTTCTACGATACCATCGTTAACTTTCATCATATATGATGACCTACCATATTGTAATTTGTTCATGTCCTTATACGCTGATTCTAATAATTTATCCATTTTATTGATGCCACTTAATTCTTTTTTTGAATTAAATTCTTTAGCTTCTGTTACAGATTCTTTTTTATCTTTAACAGCATCCAAGTAACCACTTTGATTGGCCATTGGATCTCCCATGTTTTTAGCACCTTTCTTTAATGCTTCTGCAGCATTACGCGCTTTAACTACTACACTACGACCTTTCTTCAATTTATTAATAGGCTTAATAACTGTTACTCTCCAGAAATCCATACCTTCTGCAATCATTTTTGCAAAAGATTCGTATGTAGGTTTCTTTGCTGAAGTATTTTCTTTAAGCTTACTAAATTTATTTTTGTCTGCAACATTCTTCATTAACCATTCATCCATTTCATCAGCATCATCTGTTTTAATATCATTTGTGTATTCTAATGCCCATGCAAGTAATGCGTTTTCCGCTTTGTAATCTAAATCTTTGCCTTTTTGAAAATCTTCAATTTCTTTTTTAAATTTTCTTTTAATATCGTTCAGCTTTGGCCCACGAGCTTCAGTGACTTCTGCAACTTTAGGTTGCTGTCCCTGATTCCATGCTATATTAGCGTGGTAAAATTCTTTAAATTCTTTCATTTTAACTTCCGTTATGTTTTTTCCACAGATCCGCATCTGCAGTTGTTCTTGTTTTACCACCACTAATGAACGAATTAACTCGTGCATGAGCCCATTGAGTCGGATTTGTTCCTGGTCTGTGACCAGTTTTCCAAGCTCCGTATCCTCTATCGAAAACTTGCTTTAGAATAGAATAAGAAATGCCAGATTTATCTGCTTTCTTTTTCAAAGAATTTGCTACTGCTTCATCTTCTGATAATTTATTGTATTCTAAAAATGTCTTCATATTAGTGTATTCTAACTCCTAATTCCTTTAATCTTGCTGCTACTAAGCTATTGCAATCTTCTCCGGTTTTACCAGTTTCTGGATCTAAATCATCTAACAATTTATCATCATATACGAATCTTGTTATACTATCTAAATACATCTCTGATTTTTCATCTCCAACCTTTAAACCTTTATTTTTTCTCATGAACATTACAAGTTCAGCTGCTATTTTTTCAGCTTCATCTTTGTTATCTGAGAAAATACCAGTTTCCATAGTACCTTCTTTTAAACCAATTCTTATTTCAGCAAAGCTTTTTGTCATGAACCAATCCGGTTTTAAATTCTTACGTTTAAATTCTTCTTCTGATGCAAAGGCAGCAAACGTTTTCCAACCTTTATGTTCTCCAGGAGTTTCCTTCTGATATCTATTTATAAGATTGTTTGTTCCAATATCGCCTGCACCACCTTCTTCAGCTATACATACATCTTCTAACCAATATCTTCCTGGTTTTTCACCTTCGTTTATCGATACTGAAACGTAATTAGAACCTAACATTTTTATAATACCATGTTCTTGAGTTTCTTTAATAATAACTTCTTGACCTACTTCAAATAAATCACCTTCAATATATGATTCTCTAAGATCTGATATTGGTTCTAGCTTTACATTTTTAAAGTGATTATATGTTTCTTTGAGTCCCATACCTTTACGAACCGCATTAAATAACGCAGATCCATCTTTATATGTTTTAGGTAAACCTTTAGAAAACGTTGTGAAATCGTTTTCGGATGCAGCAGATCTCATTTTAGAAGCCGACATTCCACTAGCGTCATCTGCGTCAGGATCTCTTTGTCCTGCAGAAACTACTTTAATGCCATTTTCGAAATTATAAAAACCATGTCTTGATTTTTCGTTATTGTATTTATTAAGAAGTGTATCGAATTCGGTTAATCTATCCGACCCAACAACCATGGTTACGTCAGTATATTTTTGATCGTATAACCTAGTGCATACTTCTAAAGCAGTTCTTACATCTTTATCTGCCATAACAGAACGTGCATGTTTAGGAAACATCTTACGTAAGAATTTAACTTTATCTTTGAATTGAAGTGGATTCTTTTTAGGATCTTCGCTCTTAGAGCAATAGATTCTATACGAACCCGATGAAATTGACTTTAGTTTATCGAACAGAATTTCGTGTCCATTTGTTGGGGGATTGAATCTCCCAAAAACAAATGTCACGGCCTTTGCGTCCGCTTCAACTATATATTGACTGAATGACTTAATCATGATCCTCGGTTTATTTCCATGTTAGTTAGGATTATCCCAACCTTTTATAATATCTTTGCTAAAATTGTTAGTAGAAAATTCTAATCTATTAACAAGTTTAACTGCTCCACCTTCCATACGATCTATAGCAACAAAACCTTCAGGGTTGGTTACTCTAAATCCGGATTTAGTTTTTACAAAAGTTCCTATAGAACTTAAGCTGTTTAGTTTATTTATAATAATTAATTTCGCATCTGTGATATAATTTTGTAAATCATACACTAATGCTAAGTTTTTTAAATTTTTATCACTAAAAAACGTTAAAAGATCATCTCTTTTATCAGCTTTGTTTTGTTTTGCACCTGGTGTTGAAAC